CGTAAAGGCAAAGACAGCGTAAACAACGGCATTGACTATATACAGGACTATAAAATTTTTGTGCATCCTAAATGTGTAAATTTTCTTACTGAGATCAGCAACTACACATGGGACACGGACCCGAAAACCGGTAAAAAGCTAAACCGACCCATCGACGATTTTAACCACCTCATGGATGCCATGCGGTATGCGATGGAGGAGTTTTCGGCCGGTGCACATTACAGCTTTGAGTAAAGGAGGCGCGGGGCCGTGTTTGAACAGCAACACATACTGAATAAAATTGAGGAGTGGGCCGAGCGCCTGCCCTATAAAACTTTGAAAATAGAAATACAACTGCCCGATCAGACGCTTACGCTTGAAAAGGAAAAGACGCGCTCGATCGGGTTTTCTGTCCCCCCCAGATATGGGGACTACTAAACAGAAAAGGAGGTGCAGCCGTTGAAATTGCTTAATTTACATACCGGTCCGATGTCCGGCATTATGATGATGGTAAGGCCCGTAATGACTGACAAGGAATTTTTAGAAAAAGAAATAAAGCGCTGGCTTATATCGAAAGAGCGACAGCAGCAGCTGGACGGCGATCGGTATTATGACGGCGAGCACGACATAAAAAACCGTAAGCGTACGGTTATAGGCGAGGACGGCAACCTCACAGAGGTTGACAACCTGCCGAATAACCGGATCATTGATAACCAATATGCCAAAATGGTTGACCAAAAAGCCAACTACCTGCTTGGGCGGCCGATAACCTTTGACACCGAAAACCGCCAATACGGCGAGGCGCTTTCCCGGGTATTCACTAAAAAGCTGCATCGCATTATACGCATATTGGCCGAAAAGGCATTAACCGGCGGCAAGGTGTGGCTCTGTCCGTATTACAACAATGCTGGTGAGCTGGCTTTTGAGGTGTTCTCGGCCTATGAAATACTCCCGTTTTGGGCTGATACGGCCCACACGGAGCTGGACTGCGCCGTGCACTTTTTCCCCGTGTACGTATACAAGGAAAACGGTGAGGAGGAAATTGTCAACAAGGTTGAAGTTTATCACGCCGGCGGCATTGAGCGGTTTATCTGGAAAGATGATCACCTGGTTGTTGATAATGACGCGACTTCCGGGGCGTACGTCACCGTGGTTGACCAAAAGAACGGTACGGCCATCCCTCTCAACTGGCAGCGTCTGCCGCTTATTTGCTTTAAGTATAACCACCGTGAAACGCCTTTGCTCTGTCGCGTAAGGTGTCTGCAGGACGCGCTCAACCTCCTGCTTTCCAATTACGCCAATGCCATGGAGGAGGACGTGCGCAACACTATTTTGGTGCTGCACAACTATGACGGCGAGAACCTGGGCGAATTCCGGCATAACCTCACCACGTACGGCGCCGTAAAAGTACGGAGCTTTGACGGATCGGAGGGCGGCGTTGACACCCTTACGGTTGAGGTAAATGCCGATAACTATAAAACCATTATTGACCTGCTGAAAAAGGCCATAATCGAAAACGCCCGCGGCTATGATGCCAAAGACGAGCGCATGAGCGGAACGCCTAACCAGATGAACATCCGCTCCATGTATTCAGACATTGACCTTGACGCTAACGGCATGGAGGTTGAATTCCAGGCTGCCATAGCAGATCTGTTGTGGTTTGTCAATGCGCACCTGGCTAATACCGGCGTGGGTAACTTCGATGGTGAGGAGGTTACGGTCATATTCAACCGTGATATACTCGTCAACGAAAGTGAGGCCATTGAAAACTGCGGCAAGTCACAGGGCATTATCAGCAATGAAACTATTGTGCGGCAGCATCCTTGGGTTGACGATCCAGAGGAGGAGCTCAAACGTCTGGAGGAGGAAAAGCAAAAAGCGCTTGAAAGTGTGGATGCTTACCGCGCGGCTTTTGAGCAGACAGCCGGCTCGGGAGGCGGTGCGCTGAATGAATAATGCTGAGTATTGGGCGCGCCGGCTTAAAATCATGGAGGACGCTATCAAAGACAAGTCTTATGAGTACGTCCGAAACCTTGAGGAACAGTTTGACGCTGCCATAAGGGACATTGACACCCAAATGCGCGCCTGGTATCAGCGCTTTGCCACTAACAACAATATAACCTATGCTGAGGCGCAGCGCCTGCTCACCACCACCGAGCTTGAGGAGTTTAGGTGGACTGTGCAGGAGTACATCAAAAAAGGCAAGGAAAACGCCATAAACCAGGCATGGCTCAAAGAGCTTGAGAACGCCTCCGTAAGGGTGCATATTTCGCGCCTGGACGCGCTTAAATATCAGCTGAGGCAACAAGCCGAGGTACTAACCGACGCGCGCATAAAGGCCACCACAGAGGCCGCAGAGCTTGCTTACACGCAGAGCTATTACCACACGGCCTATGAGGTGCAAAAAGGCCTCGGCGTGGGCTGGACCATGCAGGCGATCTATGAGAACGCCCTGCAAAAGGTGCTTTCCCGGCCGTGGACCGTTGACAATCAGACCTTTAGAGCTCGCTGCTGGACGGACAAAACCAAATTGGTGCAAACCGTCAACCAGGAGCTCACGCGCATGATCGCAACCGGTGAGCCACCTAACAAGGCCGTTAACGCCATAGCAAAGCAATTCAAGACCACCAAATATAATGCCGGCCGCGTGGTTATGACGGAAAGCGCTTATTTTTCTGCTGCGGCCCAAAAAGACTGCTTTAACAGGCTTGGCGTTGAACTGTACAAGGTTGTAGGCACGTTGGATAAAACAACCTGTGATATTTGCGCGGACATGGACGGCCGCATATTCAAGATGGCCGAATATAAAGAGGGCGCTACTGCCCCACCCTTTCACCCCTGGTGCCGCTGCTGCACAGCTCCGTACTTTGAGGACATGGAGGGCTTAGGCCTCCGAGCGTCACGGGATCCGGACACGGGCAAAACCATTAATAAGGTGCCGGCAAATATGCCATACAAGGAATGGAAAAAGCAGTTTGTGGATGGTACACCCTCGACACCGGAGGTAAAAGATGATATAATATACCCGTGGGACGCATGGAAACGAATTACAGGCGATCACGATATACCGGATGACCTTTCAAACGTAAACCCAAACTACCACGATGGTGGCCGGCCTTATAGAGTGAATTGCACTCATTGTGTGCCAACGTATGAAATGCGCCGCCGGGGCTTTGACGTTGAGGCAACGCCCGCTTTTGATGGTGATGCATATATGCACGGCGCTTGGCGTAAACTATTTAAGGGCGCCGAGTGGAAACACACCACCAGCCGCTTTAAGAAAGACCAGGCAGCCGAAATTGAGCGCATAATGCTTGGTTGGGGCGAGGGTGCACGAGCTGAGATCCGTGTTGCCTGGGACACCGGCAGCATGGGCCATGTATTTGCAGCTGAAGTTAAGGACGGCAAAGTGCTTTTCGTGGATCCACAAAGCGGCAGCCGCGATGTACGGCACTATTTCAATTATGCAAAGCCCTCCAGCGTGGAATACGGGCGCATTGATAACCTTGTTCCCACTGAGGGTATTTTAGAAACTTGTAAAAGCAGGTGATGGCGTTGATTGATATTAAAGAGGCCCATAACAAAGCGCAGCGCGAGGCTGCACTTCGTTATGGTGATTACCCGTTAAAAGAAAAATACGATCTTGGCAGTGAATGGGCTTTTTATTTCGGCACCGATGATGATGCGGGAGCGCCTTATATCACTGTAAACAAGAAAACCGGCGATCTTGGTTTTCTCACCATACCACCGTTTGAAAATCTGGATCGCCTCAAAGCGGGCAAAAAACTACCGCTGTAATTAAATACTTATCGTTGATCAAAGCATCGTGCAAAGCACGGTGCTTTTTTCATACAAAAATACCGCCTGCTCCAGCGGAATACAAAACGGGCGTTGCAATACCGGGACTGGCCGGACAAAAAGGAAAGCAACAATACGTAAGGAGGAAACACAAATGCTTGAATGGTTGAAAAACATACTTGGTGAGGCGTACACGGAGGACATTGACACAAAGGTTGCCGCAGAGATCGGCAAGATCTTTGTGGCAAAAGCGGACTTCAACCAGGTAAACACCGCAAAAAAGAAACTGGAGGACGATCTTAAAGCCCGCGATCAGCAGCTGGAGGACCTTAAAAACTCCACCGGTGACGTTGAGGCGCTGAAAAAGCAGATCACGGACCTCCAAAAGCAAAATGCCACGGACAAGGCCAACTACGAGGCCCAGCTTGCACAAATTAAGCTGGACAACGCCGTTGACGCGGCATTAACGGCCGCAGGAGCACGGAACAACACCGTGGTTAAGGCACTGCTGGCCGATTTTCTCAAGGACGCCAAACTTGCAGAGGATGGCACCGTAAAGGGGCTTGCACAGCACTTGGCCGAAATGGCCAAAGCAGAGGCAACCTCCTTTTTATTTGCCGCTCCGGACAACAAAGGGCAGTTTAAGGGCATGACCCCAGGAACGCCCGGCGGCAAAACCCCGCCCCCGCCAGGCAAAGCGCTCAAAGACATGAGCTATGATGAGCTGTGCGCTTACCTGGAACAGAACCCGGGAGCAAAGCTCGAATAATAAAATTACTACATGAAAGGTAAAGGTGAAAAGTAATGCCCAACACTAAATTTGATGCAAAATCCTTTAACGCCGAGGCTTTTAAGTACAAGGTAGGCCTTGTTCCGAACCTCAAGATGAATGAGCTGAAAAAGTCTGCCGCGCTGGCTGGCAACCCCGATATTAGAGAGGTGTTTTCCGGCCAGAATGGTACCCACTATGCCCGTATCGCAATGCGCGGCTTGGCTGATGGTGACGCCGTAAACTATGACGGCCAGACCGACATCAGCGCAACCAGCACAAAGACCTTTGAGCAGGGCGTTGTCGTTGTCGGCCGTGCCAAAGCGTGGGTTGAAAAAGATTTCAGCTATGACATCACCGGCAAAATTGATTTCATGGACAGCATCGCTCAGCAGATTGCCGAATATAAGGACGGCCTGGACCAGAAAACGCTCCTTGCCATTCTCAAGGGCATTTTCTCTATGAATAGCGGTGCTAAGAACCTGGAATTTGTCACTAAGCATACCACTACCGTTGACGGGGCCATGTCGGCAACAACCCTCAACACAGCAACCAACAAGGCCTGTGGTGCCAACAAAAAGGCTTTTTCGCTCGTGTTCATGCACAGCGATGTGGCCACCAACCTGGAAAACCTCAATTTGCTGGAGCACTTGAAGTACACCGACAAAGAGGGCGTAACAAGATCACTTGACCTTGGCACATGGAACGGCAAGCTCGTTATCATTGACGATGAAATGCCAACAAGAGAGGTGCTCGTTACCCCGGGCGTGTACACACTTACTGTCGATACTGCGGCCCAGGTTGGGGACGAGATTACGATCTTTGGCACGAAATACACTTTTGTTGCCAATGACGCAACCCCGACCGGCAACCAGATCAAAGTAGGTGCAAGCGGCACTGCTGCACAGCAGGCAAACAACATTAAAACCATACTCGCCGCAAAAGCAACCGGTGAGGAGGCAAAATACACCTACAGTGTTAATTCTGCCACCATCACAATGATCATGAAAACGAATGTGGGCATCCCGGAGGAACCCACCGCCGTTGTTGCTGACGGTGACGACATGGTTGTAACGCTTGAAACCACAACCGCTCCCGTTATTAAAACCGAGTACACTACCTACGCCCTGGGCAAAGGCGCCATTTCCTATGAGGACATCGGTGTTAAGGTGCCTTATGAAATGTCCAGAGATCCCAAAACCAACGGGGGTGAGGACACGCTGTATATCAGACAGCGCAAGTGCTTTGCTCCGTTCGGCCTTTCATATGAAAAAGCCTCGCAGGCCAGCTTGTCCCCGACCGATGATGAACTTGCGAACGGCGCTAACTGGACACTGGTACACACCGGTGAAAGCAACGAGGCCGATCGTTCCTACATCAACCACAAGGCGATCCCCATTGTGCGCATTATTTCCAAAGGATAAACCAGTTAGGAGGTGCAGCCAATGGCTCTGTACGATGATGTTGTGGCCCGCCTCGCGGCTTTAGGCCACACGGTGACGGAAAGCCAGGGTGCTGCCGTTACCTACGCAATAAACCGTGCCGCCGAAACAATTAAGGCGAATATCAACCGCACGGAAATACCGGAGGGACTGTATTACACTCACGTTGATATGGCGGCCGGCCTGTTTCTCAGAGATGCGAAAACGGCCGGCCAGCTTGGTGAGAGCTTTGACTTCTCGGCTCCCGCTACAAAGATCACTGAGGGTGAGGTGGCCGTGGAATTTGCGGAAAGCAGCACTCCGGAGGCGAGGTTTGATAAAATGGTTGCAGCCATGATAAACCCGCCACAAAGCATTTATGCCGCCTTTCGGAGGCTTAAATGGTAAGTAACAGCCGCTATGGCGCAGCAATACAAAGCCTATGGCAAGGCAGATGCACTGTTACTGTACGGCAACATGAAACCAGCGAAACTACCGGCCGTACAACCTTGAGTGAGGTTGACACTCTTAGTGATATACCTTGCCGGCTTGTTTATAAGAACATAAGCCCCACCGAGCAAACCGACAGCGCCAGCACCTCCACACAACGCATTGTGCTCCTCGTGGATCCGTCAGTGAACATACCGCCCGGATCTAAAATCACAGTGACGCAAAACGGTGTAACAGCAAAATACGAGCAAAGCGGCGCTCCAGCCGTGTACTCGCACCACAAAGAAATACCGCTTGAGCTCTTTAAGGGGTGGGCGTAATGGCACGTTGGGGCAAGGCCGATTTTGAACAACTCAAAGAGCTGCAGCGCAAACTTGAAAAGCTGCAAAAGGTTGATGTTGATAAGTTTTGCACCGAGGCCTCAAAAGAGCTGGCCGCCCGGTTGCTTGCTCTCGTAATACCGCGCACACCCGTTGGCCAAAAGCCAAAGCTGCAGGGTCCTAAAACTGTAAAGGTAAAGGGCGAAAGCGGCAAGAGTAGATCGTTCTTAACGGCCGAGGCGGCCCGTATTGAGGAATACTGGGGCGGGTACATGGGCGGCACACTCCGGCGCGGCTGGGTTGCAAAAACCGAGGCTGAGGCGCAAAACGGCAAAGGATCTCCCACAGCAGTGCAAGCAGCAGAGCCTGCCGGTGCAAAAATCCGGTGGCCGCTACACCATACAGGTTGTAAACCCCGTGAAATATGCCAGCTATGTTGAATTCGGACACAGACAAACACCCGGCCGCTATGTACCTGCGCTCGGAAAGCGGTTAAAAGAGGGCTGGGTTGACGGGCAATATTTCTTGACATTATCCGAGGAGGAGTTAGAACGTATTGCACCGTCTATGTTGCAGGCTAAGCTCGACAAATTTTTACGGGAGGTTTTTAATGATGGCTGAGTTATCATACAACAGCGTTTTTGACGGCGTAAGCCTTGCGTTACACGCTGCGTTTCCTGCCGCACGCATACATGATCGCACTGTTAAGCAGGACCTTATCCCCGGGGACTTCAATGTGCTGCCACTTTCCACAAACCACTCCGGGCAGCTTGGCGCCAGAGCAAAACGGAGCTTCACCTTTGACGTGATTTATTATCCGACCGAGGCAGGCGGGCGCGCGGAGTGCTTGGAAAAAGCACACGCATTGCCGGCTGTGCTGAGTACCATAACAACTCCCGGAGGCGATAAAGTACACTGTAATGGCTTTGAATACACTATTGAGGATGACGTGCTGCACTGCATTGTAAGCTATCCGCATTTTGTGTATAGCCATGCCACTGAGGAACCCATGGAAACGCTACAAACCATTTAGGAGGTTTTTATATGGCAGAAAAAAAGAATAAGGAGGCGCCGGCTTTTACTAAGGGCCAGCTGCTTGCCTCTAAAAAGTATGCCAACCGCCGGGACATTCTCAATGCCCTGCTTGCGGATGGCAAGACATACACCACAGCGCAGGTTGATGCGCTAATCGAAAAATACATGAAAGGACCGGTGAAATAATATGGCACATGGCGGCGGCATCTGGCTCACCCAAAACAAGGGCTTGCCCGGTAGCTATATCAATTTTACCAGCTTGGCTAAAGCGAGCGCCGCATTATCCGACAGAGGAATTGCAGCGGCGCCTTTTGAGCTTGACTGGGGGCCGGAGGGCACTATTTTTGAGGTGACATCCGGCGATTTCCATAAAAACAGCAAAATCATTTTCGGTTACGTTTATGACGCACCGGAAATGCTTGCACTACGTGAAATATTTAAGCACGCCACAAAGGTATTGTGCTATCGTTTAGGTAGCGGTGGCGTGAAAGCATCTTGCGCTCTCGGTACTGCCCGGTACCCCGGAAAGCGTGGCAACGATATTTCAATCGTTGTTACCGCCAACGTGGATAACGATGATCTGTTTGACGTCAGCACTTATGTTGGCGGGGTTTTCTTTGAAAGGCAAACCGTGGCAGACGCCTCCAACCTCGAGGATAACGAGTTTGTTGTATTCAATAAGGCCGCAAATCTTGACGACACGGCGGGCATGAGCCTCACAAACGGCTCTAATGGTGCGATTACCGGGGAAAGCCACGAGTCTTTCCTTGATAGCCTTGAGAGCTATTCCTTTAACGCTCTTTGCTGCCCGGCCAGTGAGGCGCAGACCATTGGCTTGTATGTAAGTTTTACGCAGCGTATGCGTGATGAACAAGGCGCAAAATTCCAGCTCGTTGCATACCAGCCCACCAGTGCAGATTATGAGGGCGTTATTGGCGTTTGGAATGACGCTGAGCATCCCACCATTGAGGGCGTTGATCCGCAAATGCTTACGTACTGGGTAACAGGTGCGCAAGCGGGTGTTGCGGTCAATAAGTCACTCACCAATGCTATTTATGACGGTGAGCTCACTATTGACGTTGACTACACCCAAACGGAGCTTGAGGACGCGCTCAGAGCGGGAAAATTCATTTTCCACAATGTAAACGGCAAGGTGCGTGTGCTTGAGGACATCAACAGCCTTGTAACTCTTACGGACGAAAAAGGCGATATTTTCCAGAGCAACCAGACCATAAGAGTGTGCGATCAGATCGCAAACGATGTGGCGGTGCTGTTCAGTACCCGCTATGTTGGTGTGGTACCGAATGATGCCTCCGGACGTGCAACGCTTTGGAATGATATTGTCAAACTCATACAGGAGCTGGAGCGCATCCGTGCGGTTGAGGACTTTGACACCGACACGGTACACGTGGAGGTTGGGGACAACAAGCGTGCAGTGCTGTTGACCATCAACGGCCTTAATATCGTAAACGCAATGTCCCAGCTCTATATGAGCGTTATCATTCAGTAAGGAGGTAGCACAACATGACTGATACAAAGGTAATGGCCATACATGACGCACCGGTTGCCAAATTTGCTGAGGTTTTTGTCACGCTTAACGGCAATCGGTACACCATGCTCATGTGCAAAAACTTTGAGGGCAAGGCCAGCATTTCCACGCAGGACGTGCCCCGCATGGGATCCATCGTCATGGGTAAAAAGCCCACCAGTGTTGAGATCTCATTCACAATGACGATCTATAAATGCACCGAGATATTTGACGATGTCCTTGATACTTTCATTAAAACGGGTGTTATGCCGACTATGGACATCCAGATCTCTAATGATGACCCGGCTACGTCCATGGGCCGCAGCACTAAGGTTTTCAATAACTGCGTGCTTGACGGTGACGTGCTGCTTTCGTTGGCCGGCTCCGAGGATGATTTCATTGAGCAGGAGATCAGCGGCTTTGCAAGCAGCATAACCCGCCCCGAAAAGTATCGTAACCCCAGCTATATGTAAAAATCATAAGGAGGTATTACCACAATGGCAAATTCTTTAAGCGCCTTTATGGCGCAGAACGCTAAACAGGTTGAAAACCGCAAAATTGTTGCCTCTAAGCGCTTTATTGGCGCGGACGGTAAGCCTGTGGAATGGGAGATCCGCGCCATTTCCGCAAGCGAAAACCAAAAGCTCCGAAAAGCCTGCACACGCAATGTGCCGATCGCCGGCAAACGCGGGCAGTTTACACAGGAATTTGACGCGCAGGCCTACCAGGCAAAAATCGCGGTGGCCTGCACTGTTTTTCCCAACCTCAATGATGCTGAGCTGCAGGAAAGCTACGGCGTTATGGGCGCGGAGCAGCTAATCACCACTATGCTTACGTTTGGTGAGTTTGACGAGTATGTTTCCGCGATCCTGGACCTTAACGGTTTTTCTGATATGCAGGAGCTTGTTGACGAGGCAAAAAACTCATAACGGAGGGCGATCCAGAGGCAAATTATGCCTATTACGCCCTCCACAAATTCCACTGGACGCCGCGCCAGTTTTTAGAGCTGGATCCGTACGAAATGGCCTTTGTCGTTGCAGCCATTGACGTAAGGATCGAAAAAGAAAAGCAGGAGGCTGCGTCTGTTAAACGTAAAGCACAAAGACGGAGGTAACATTGCCCCAGAAAGGAGGCGCGCATGGGCGCAGTAAGATCACAACTAATTATAAATGATGGGATGACGGCCGCTCTGAAACGCATCAACCGCGCAATGGGGCTCGTTCTTAACAACTTCGAGGCAGTACAGCGAGCGGCCGGCCGAGCTATTGACACACAGCATATAGCAGCCGCACGTCAAGAGATCGGCCGGGCCAACGCTGCCTTGGATGAAATGGAGGAAAATTACCGCCGTTGCACTCAAGAGCAAGAGCGCTTAAACGATAATATTTCAGACGGCGCCGGCAAGGCCGGTACTCTGCTCAGCAAGGTTAATGGTATTGTCGGAGCATATTTAGGCATACAGGGCGTAAAAGCTCTTGTGGGCCTATCTGATGCTCAAGCACAAACAGAGGCCAGGCTTAACCTGCTTGTTACTGATGGCGGCAGCATTGATGAGCTCGAGAAAAAGATACACGCCTCGGCAATGCGTTCTCGGGCTGCATATTTGGACACAGCATCCGCTGTGGCTAAACTCGGCTTAAACGCCGGCAATGCCTTTGATCACAATATGGACCAGGTAATTGCCTTTATGGAGCAGGTAAACAAACAGTTTGCCATTGGGGGCGCCACAGCCCAGGAGCAAAGTAATGCCATGATACAGCTTACACAAGCAATGGCTGCCGGCGCGCTAAGAGGCGAGGAGCTTAATTCAATACTGGACAGCGCCCCGGGAATTGCACGCGCCATAGAACGTTATATGGGCGCTGCAGAGGGCTCCATAAAAAGCCTTGCCGAGGATGGTAGGATAACTGCCCAGGTGGTTAAAAATGCAATGTTCGCAGCAGCAGACGAAACCGACGCCAAATTTGCGAGTATGCCTATGACGTGGAGCCAGGTATGGACAATGGCGGGCAATATCGGCCTGCGGGCATTGGATCCGCTGCTAAAGGCCGTAAATTGGTTGGCCAATAACACCTCCATTATCGGGCCTATGGTCCTGGGACTGGGGAGCGCGTTTCTCGTGTTTCAAGTTGCAGCGCATTGGACGCAGATCGCAGCTTTCTTTACAGGCCTATACAATGGGGTAGTAAATTTGCTTTCAATCGGTTTTGGCGTCTTGCGCGGAAGTACCGCCGCTGCATCGGCCGCGCAGTTTACATACAATTCTGCATTGCTGGCGTGCCCGGTAACATGGATCATAATGGCCATAATGATCATAATCGGGTTGCTGTATGGGGTTATTGCAATCATTAACAAAGTAACAGGCTCCAGCATTTCAGCCACGGGCATAATTGTTGGAACATTAGCAGCTGCGGGGGCTTTCATATGGAATTTGGTGCTCGGTGTATTGGAGTTTATACTCGGCGTTATCAATTATCTAATAAACCCATTTATTGAAATCGCCAATTTCATTGCAAATGTTTTCAAAAACCCGGTGAGCTCAATTATTTACCTATTCCAGGGCATGGCCGATAACGTACTGGCTATTTTACAGAAAATTGCCTCTGCGCTTGATTTTGTCTTTGGTTCAAATATGGCCGACACCGTGCAGGGCTGGCGTGACGGGTTAAAGGGAAAAGCTGATGCTCTTGTAGAAAAATATGCACCCAATGAAAACTATCAAAAAGTAGTGAGTAACTTGGATCTTTCGGTTGAGGGCCTCGGCTTGAGCCGGATAAAATACTCTGACGCATGGAACGCCGGTTATTCAGCTGGTGAAAACCTGGGGGCGTCCCTTGGCAATATGTTTAACATGAATGATACTTTAAGCAATGCCCTTGAAACAGGCGGCGTAATATCCGATATTGCCGATAACACGGACAGTATAGCCTCCAGCCTGAATAAGACTACTGAGGAGCTGGCTTACTTACGCGACATTGCCGAAAAAGAGGCTATAAACCGCTTTACCACAGCCGAGGTTAAGGTTGAGCTGGGCGGCATTACAAACAACGTGGCGGCCAATACTGACCTTGACGGCGTTATTGGGTATTTAGCTGATGAATTGCAGGAGGCGCTTATCACCGCAGCAGAGGGGGTACATTACTAATGAGCTATAAATGCTATTTAGACGGTGTGCTCATGCCCGAAACACCGGCTAAGCTAATGGTTAAAATCAAGGGTAAAAACACCACTCTCACCCTGCTAAACGAGGGGGAGATCAATTTTTTGCGTACGCCCGGGCTCACGGAAATTTCCCTCCCGCTTACATTCCCTATGCTGTCCGGAGCGAGATCCCCGGACTATTACCTTGACATACTGGAAAAGCTCAAGACCCAAAAACGCACAACTCAGTTTGTTTTAACCCGCACCTCCCCGAGCGGCAAACTACTTTTCGATACTAATATCAAAGTAAGCGTTGAGGACTACACCATAAGCGAAAACGCCAACAATGGGTTGGACGTAAGCGTTGACGTGGAGCTCAAGCAATACAGAGATTACAGCACCAAAACCGTAACCGTGGAAACCACGGCCACAAGAACTGCAGCTAAAACAGTAACGGTTACAACGGAGCGGCCGGCCACAACCGCACCCAAAGCCACTACCTACACCGTGAAAAAAGGTGACACGCTTTGGGGCATAGCAAAAACATTCCTCGGAAATGGAGCAAAATACAACCAGATATTTGAGGCCAACAAGGGGATTATTAAGAACCCTAACCTCACATATCCGGGGCAAGTATTGCGATTACCTCAATGACGTACGAGCTCTTTATACGACACGAAAAAACCTTGATGTTTCCCCCTATTGTTGACGGTGTGACAATAGAGTGGGAACGTCAAGGCCAACCTGGTAAATTAACCTTTGAGATTGTTAAAACGGCCAACCTCAGCTTTGAGGAGGGTGATGCCTGCCGCTTTTCAGTGGATGGCACACCTCTTTTTTGCGGCTTTGTGTTCGATAAGTCAAGATCCGGCGATAACCCGGACGTCATAAAGGTTACTGTGTACGATCAGCTCTATTACCTAAAAAACAAGGACACTTACATATACAGTAACAAGACCGCAACCGAGGTTGTAAAAATGATCGCTGAGGACTTCGGGCTAAATCTTGGCACCTTGGAGGACACAGGCTATAAAATTGCCAGCCGGACGGAGGAAAACACAAGCCTCTTTGATATTATTCAGAACGCCCTGGACGAAACGCTCAAGGCCAAAACTGAAATGTATGTACTTTATGACAAGGCCGGCAAATTAACTTTGACAAATATCAGCAATATGAAATTAGGCCTTGTGATAAATGAGGACACAGCCGGAAATTACGACTACAAAACCAGTATTGCTAAAAACATACAACAGAATTAAATTGCTTTATGAGGACAGCAACTCCGGCTCCAGGCAGGTTTACATAGCACAAGACAGCTCAAACATTAACAAGTGGGGCGTGTTGCAGTATTATGAAAAACTGAACGACGCTACCAACGCAAAAACAATGGCTGATGCTATGCTTAAACTGTATAACTCAAAAACTCGCTCTTTAACCGTAAAAAACGCGCTTGGAGATATACGAGTAAGAGCCGGTACACTTTTGGTTGTCATACTCGGATTGAGTGACATAAACCTTTCCAACTTCTTAATGGTTGAACAGGTAAAGCACACTTTCAAGGACGGTCAGCACCTCATGGAGCTGAAATTGCGAGGTGATAACTTTGTCACTTAGTGCAAACACCCTTATAAAAGCGGTCAAGCAGGCCGCTGTTGACGCTGTACAAGCACAAAAACCTATGGCCATAGTTTTGGGAGAGGTTGTTTCCGTATCGCCTCTGAAAATCAGCGTTGACCAAAAAATGACGCTCACCTCTGCGCAGCTTATCCTCACTAATGCCGTGCGTGATTTCACAGTCAGCATGACCGTGGATCATAATACTGATTATGCAAGCGGCGGATCCGGTGATGAGGCTTTTGCCTACCATCGGCACGCCTATTCCGGTACTAAAAATTTTACGGTGCACTTAGCCCTTAAAAAAGGTGAAAAGGTGATCATGCTGCGGTGTGATGGAGGGCAAAAATTCATAGTCTTAGACAGAGTGGAGGCGCCCAGCTAATGGCAACAACATTATCTTTTTTGCCGAATACCGGCGATGATCTTAATCTGATTGAATTCAGCATAGCGCAGTAGCCCAGTTATACCTATAAGCTGGACATTGAAAAGAACAGAGTAAAAGGTATGACAGACGGGGCAGATGCTATGCTGCAGACCATTTACCTAATATTAAGCGTTGAACGGTATGCCTACCCTATATACTCATACAATTACGGTGTTGAGCTTGAGGATCTTATCGGCAAGCCAAAAGACTACGTAATGAGTGAGGTAAAACGGCGCATAACCGAGGCGCTTACACAGGATGACCGCATTAACAGCGTGGATGGCTGGGAATTCAGCACGACAAAAAAATCCGTAATTGTCACTTTCACAGTGCACACAATTTACGGTGATGTGGTGGCAACAAAGGAGGTGGATGTATGAGCTTGTTTACTAACCAAACCTATGAAAATTTACTTGCAAGCGCGCTATCGCGTGTGAGCCCGGCGCTGGATAAGCGCGAGGGCTCAATGGTGTATAACGGAATTGCTCCGTCAATGGCTGAATTGGCGCAGCTGTATATCGGCCTGGACTTTGTTTTCACCGCCACATACATTGCGACCGCTCCGCGGGAGTACCTCATAGAACGCGCAAAGGACCGGGGCCTTTCCCCGAAACCCGCCAGCCCGGCGGTATTTCGCGCTGAATTCAATATTGAGGTTCCTGTCGGGTCCCGCTTTTCTTGCGAGGATCTCAACTTCCGCGTAACGGAACGCATGGCAGACGAGGACACCGACACTGGCCTCAGCCACCGCGTTGTTTGCGAAACCGCAGGCACCGTGGCAAATAACTATTTTGGCACGCTCATTCCTATTGATTATATTGACGGCCTCACTTTGGCCAACCTGGTTGAGCTCCTGGTTCCCGGGGATGACGAGGAGGACACGGATGTATTTAGGCAGCGCGTGCTTGACGCTCTGCAATCGCAGGCTTTTGGTGGCAACCAGGCAGACTATAAAGCCAAAGTGCTTGAAATTGAGGGCGTGGCAGCCGTTAAGGTACACCCGGTATGGAACGCTGACGTTTCCCCGGCCGACCTTATACCCTCTGAGGACGTGCAAACCTGGTTTGAGGGTGGTATGAGCGGCGTGTCCGATCCGGCTGTGCAAGATTGGATCACGGCCGTATATAATGCCGCTAAAGACAAAAAGCTGACGGTGGGCGGCACCGTACGGCTGGTTGTAATGGCTGCCAACAACTCCACTCCGTCTGCAGAATTGCTGGATCTGATCCGATCAAAAATTGACCCGGTACAAAACGCCGGTGAGGGTGCAGGCCTGGCGCCCATCGGGCACGTTGTCACGGTAGACGGCGTGGATCTTACCGAGGTTGAAATAAGCTCAGATATTACACTTGCCTCGGGGTACACTTGGGAGCAGGCCAAAACCAGTATAGACGCTGCCGTTAGAAAATACTTTGACGAATTGGCCGAGGCTTGGGAAAGCAGCAAAAATTTAGTGGTGCGCATATCGCAAATAGAAAGCCGGATCCTGTCCGAGTGTGCTGTGTATGTAACAGATATAACCGGCACAACCTTAAATGGCGTAGCAGCCAATTTAACACTTGACGAGGACAGCATACCCGTGCTTGCATCAGCGGGGGTAACGAATAATGGATAGAAAACTCATTGACTACCTCCCGCCCGTTTTACGTTCGGTTTTGGAATTCATGGCCATAACGGATGCGCAGCAGCCCGAAATTGAGAAAGCATGGGACGCGCTCCAGCTCGTTATGGATAATCAATTCATTGACACGGCCACAGAGGCCGGCGTTGCCGTATGGGAAAAAGAACTCAACATAACGCCGTCCAGCACTGAAACATTGGAGGAACGTAAACAACGCATTAAAATTGCATGGACTTACGGTGTTGTGTACACGTACAACTGGCTTGTTGGCTGGCTAAAACCGTCCTGCGGAGAGGACAACCCGCCGCCGACCATTGACAATTATGTGCTCCATACAGTACTGCCCGTGTCCGTGGACTATATGCACATCCTGGATGATATGCGGCGTTATGTGGCTGCAAACGTGCTGATTGACCCCCTCATATTGCTTACCAAAATAAAAACTCCGCACTATGTTGGTGCGGCTTTTCGGCGCGCTATAAGGCAAACAATGATCACGCCCTCCTGGGAAATGAGCAACATATATCTGCTCACGGATGAAAACGGCGCTGTGCTCATGGAGGAGACCGAAAGCAAAATCTTATTTGAGGAGGTATCGTCTGCATGATCCCTAATTTAACTGACGCCGGTAAAAACCTGCTTTTGCGTGCGCTAACCGGTGAAACCATTAACTTTACAAAAATCCAAATTGGAAATGGTGAGGCGCAAAATCCCAGAGAGGCCACAGCGCTTGCCAACCCGATAATGACCATCCCCATATCAAATATAAGTATCGGGGAGGATTATGTAACACTAACGGGCTTGTTTACCAACAGCACCGTTACAAACGGCTTTCACATTACTGAGGCCGGCTTTTTTGCTGAGGACCCGGACGATCCCGGCAATGAGATATTATATGCCCTGGGTAACGAGGACGAAAGCACAGCCGACTATGTACCGAGCAACACCAACCGAATATTGGAAATGGAGCTTGACGCTCTTATTTTTATCGGTGACGCCGAAAACGTGACTGCGGCTATTAACAGCTCTCTGGTGTACGCCACCGCTGCGGATTTTAATACTCACACCGGCAACACTTCAAACCCGCACGGGGTTACAAAGGCACAGGTGGGGCTCGAAAACGTGCCAAACGTGGCCACAAACGATCAGACACCTACCTACGAAACGGCCAGCACCTTTGCCACTCTCACCTCGGGCGAAAAGCTCTCAACGGCCTTTGGTAAAATTAAGCTGGCCATTACAAACTTGATAAATCACATTAACAACCGGAGCAACCCTCACGGCGTTACTGCCGCGCAAACCGGTGCGGCTGCTCAATCTCATACACACAGCACCGTTGATATTAACGCCGGCGTTTTGTCACCGCTGCGTGGCGGTACGGGCCTTTCCAACCCGTCCTATGGCGGCCTGCTGAAAAGCAACGGAGCGGACGCTCTGCAGCTCATAAAGGGCGTGGGCGCACTGTTTGCCACCACTTCCGGCAATCCGCAGTTTGGCACGCTCCCCATCTCAATGGGCGGTACCGGTGTTACATCCTTAAACGATCTTATTGCCTTAGTGGCAAGCAACCTTTTTGTAACAGGCGTTTATGAAGGTAACAACGTACAAGGCCGCATAATTGATCTTGGGTTTTACCCGAAAGCGGTTTTGCTCTTTGATGCCGAGGGCAACACACATCATGACGTGGACGACCTGCACGGAGGCTTGGCACTCCGCGGCTATAACGTAATTAGCCGCCATGCATCTAATACGTACATAACCACATGGAGTGACTATTATTGTGTGCTCGGCATCGTAGGCAATGGCTTTAAGGTAAACCAATATACAAGTAATGAAATACGGTCAAACGAAAGTGGTCATTACTATTACTACATTGCATTAAGATAAGGAGGGCAAAAGATGATCAGTAAACTTAGGCAGGGCAGTACATACCTTGTTGACGCCGAGGGTGTGTACACGGAGTATGTATATGACACGATCGCAGAGGTAGCCAACCTACCCACCGGCAAGAATTCTGACAGCATAGACCGGCCGCGGCCAGGCAGCACCGCAGTTATAGCCGAGGCCGGCATGGTTTATGTGCTATCGAATGAGCGTGAGTAGGTTGCTTTAATCGGGTGATGCTTTATGGATACAAGCGTACGCCCGATTGAAAATAACCCTATTACTCTTTTGCTCTTATGGCACCGCGGCGTCACTCCGGAGCCACCAGAGGGCTTTGAGTTTATTGCCGATGAAAACAATAAGCTCCTGCGCGATGAGCGGGGAGCTTATCTTTTAGAGATTAGTAAGGAGGAATAAACCACATGGCAAATACTATTTCAGTAATTGAAAAGCCGATCCCCGATGAAGTAAGCGAAAAGGCGTATGTATTGGGTGTACAGCCCGATGCAAACGGCCTGCAGGCGCTCTATCGTCTGCCGCTTGGCAGTGTCCGCGCAAACGATACCAACGACCTTTTTATTGTGCCGATTTTGATTGAAAAATACGGTGCAAAAGCGGCGTTTAAGATGTTTATAGAGGCCAATGCACAAAGCAAAGACAGCAGCCTTGCAGACATTGCAGACCGCTTTTATAGAGCGGCCGCCAAAACCATTGATGCGACATATACGACCGAATTTTACAAATACACCACCAGCAACAGCCCCGTAGGCACAAAGCTGGATGACAACGCTACACTGACCTGCACACCCAGCACCATTGCCTCACCCGGCACGGATGACTATGCAGATCTTACGCTTTTTATGACGCATGACGTCAATTATACGATTGACCCAGACACGCTGGAGCCGGTGATCCATGCCATAAAAGATGTGTACGGCGAGTTTTCTTACACACCAGAGGACAGCTTTGTTGGTGTTATGCAAATGACTGGCTGGGTGCGCCGTACCTCGACAGAAACCACTAAAAAGGTTGAATACAGGGCGCAAAAAACGGAGGGCTTTGAGCCGCTACCGGAGGCTGTCAGAGCGTCAGACAACTCAGTGCGCGCCTTTGTTATCCACGCAAAATATGCTGCTGGTTATAACACAGCCGGCAAGCTGTCCAGCATTTCTGGAGTACAGCCTGCTACCTTGAGGACAGGGTCAGCAGGATCAACCTCAATTAGCCATGACGGCCAAATTGCCAAGTGGCGTGAGTGGGGCAATCAGTATTGCGGATCGTCACTCTGTGATAACGCTTTCCTCCAGCTCATGCTTGAGATCAAGTATGCAAGCCTCGGCAGCGTCAGTGTAATGAGCGGCTGCCGCTCCTATTCTACCTCTTACACCGCCGCTGTTTCGGAAAATGACGTAAGGCGTATTATTCTTACTCCTGCACAAGCCGCTTTCTTTGTTGTTGTTAGCCGGGTATCGCTTGGCACCGAAACAGACCGCTCAAAAGCCACTTGCTATGATGTGTGCGACATTACAACCATTGAAAGTATAGAGGACGTCACCATCGAGGGAACAGCCTACAAGGCCATAAATTTGGCCGCTGAAAATGCTTTTAATACGGTTGCAGATGTCACAAACATTATACCGCAGCCGTGGCTTACAGGTGCCACAGATGACGTACCGGGCAACGATGGCAGCCCATATAACAACACGAGCGGCAAAGAACCCTTTAAGCTCCAGGGCATTGAGGTAATGCTCGGTATGTACGAAGTAGCTGCCGATATTACCCTGTACGAGGACGCAGTGAACGGCTACACAGTATACGCCAACCGCAAAGCCGCTGAAATCGCCAGCGGTAACGCCGGCACTAACCCGGTTACACTCGGCACCATCCCCAAAGAAGAAACAGCAGCTTGGAAGTACAACGCGGAGCTTAACTGGGATGAAAACAGCCAGGAAAAATACATGATACCCACCCTGTTTGATGGCGGCACCACAACGGGTTACAGATCAGCAACATACCGAGATGCACAGAGCACCATTGGCTGGCGTCAGTGGCTGGCCTTTGGTTATCTGTACGTTGCCGGCGTCAGCGGCCTGGCTTGTGCTGCTCTGAGCCTTGGCCTCGGTTACGGTTACTGGTTCATCGGCGCCCGCGCGAGTGGAACCGGTGGAAACCGGGGTGAATACACGGCGGCGTAAGCCGCCGTGTAGAGGGGCGGTCAGCCCCTCATACAGGGATGTACTGTGGACCCTTGTGCCCTTTGTCCCTGCTGTGGCAGGCCTTTGGTAATCTGAACAATGCCGGCAACAGCGGCCTGGCTTGTGCTAATCTGAACAATGGCCTCGGTAACGGTAACTGGAACATCGGCGCCCGCGCATCTGGTAAGATCCTTATTTTTCATTGCGCAGTACATTCCTTGGGCTAACAACCCAAAAATTGAGCTTGAACCGGCACCGCAAGGAGGAGTGGAATTATAAGGCCGCTCTTGGGGTTAGTAGAACAAACCGAAAGCCCTTGTGCTCAACCAGACGATACTTAGGAGGGGTTTTGTGAGAACATACTGTAAAGGTATTGATCTAACTGATCCCGATACAATAGAGCCGTGGGTAAGCCTCTGTATAAACGACCCGAAAAAGCGAAACCGCCAGGGTTTTATTCGGCTCGTGGCCAAATACGGAGGCGCCCACGGTATTGCGGTAGAAATAACGGAGCGCATAAAAGCCCGTGATCTTGACCTGCCGCCTATACACTATCGTAACCGGGTGGATAAGAGCAGCGGAAAGCTCCGCAGGCTCGGTATTGAAAGCGCAATGCAGCAGTGTATGAATTATGTTGCAGTGTTTGCGCTCATGCCAATGTTAAAAGCAAAGGTTGGCCCGTTCCAGTGTGCAAGCATACCTGGGCGCGGCCAAATTTATGGGAAAAAGGCGCTTGAACGATGGATCAGACGAGATCCTAAAGGCACCAAATACTATGACAAAATGGACGTGCACCACTGCTTTGAAAGCATAAGCCCGCGCACGATCCGGAAACTGCTTGAACGCGATATACATAAAAATCCAACACTTATATGGTTTGTGCTTGCTCTTATAGGCACGTATGAAAAAGGCCTTTCAATAGGCAGCTTTTTAAGCCAGTGGCTGTGCAATTATGTGATGTCCTATGCTTACCATTACGCCACGGAACAGCTTTATAAAACGCGCAGAGGCAAGCGGAAAAACCTTATAAACCACATCCTCATGTTTATGGATGACGTGTATATCACTTCCGGCTCAAAGCACGATCTGAAAATGGCCGTAAAAATGCTGGAGCAATATTTCCATGATGTCCTCGGCCTAACGATAAAACCCACACACCATATTAAGCAGACGGACAAAGAACCGCCGGACATGATGGGCTATGTTGTGGCCAGGGATCATACCACAATACGTGCCCGGACATTTATACGTGCTCGGAGGGCCTTAATAAGGGCATGGAGGCGAATACAGGCCGGGCTGCATATCTATCTGCAGAACGCCCGCCGGATCGTGTCATATCAAGGCTATTTTAAGCACACCAATTCTCACAATGTCGCAAAGACCTTACACCTTAAAGAGGTGTTTAAGGCTGCAAGAAAAACAATAAGCCGAGAGGCTAAAAAAGGAGTGGCTAAACATGATAACAAAAGCGTTTTACACCGAGCGCCCGGACAGCATCAAGTATATGCTCTTGCCCTCCGGTGAGGCTGATCTTTGGTTACGCAAAAACATTACCCAAATTTCAGACAGCGAAACCGGCGCGGTAGGATATGGGGCAGACGAGGCGTATATGCGTACATCTGCAACACAGGAGGACGTGGCAGCGGACTTTGAAACCTGGTTTGAAACCGCAGCTGCTTGGCAGGTACCTCAGCCGAAAAAGCCTCCGACCCAGGAGGAGCGCATTGCGGCTCTGGAGGCCGAAAATGCGGAGCTCAAAGAAAAGCTAAGCATTACAATGGACGCCGTGGACTATATCCTTTTAGGCGTTGACGAGGAGGTATAATCATGGCCAGATATTTTGCAATGCGCATTGAAATGGGGGCTCTGGATTATAACCTTGTTATATCCAAATACCCGCAATACAAGGAGAGTATTGACGAGATCCTCATAACAGACGGGTATATTATCACAACCGATGGTAAAGTAATTAAAGCGTAAGGAGGGGGCGTCACTATGGCTGACAACAACACACAGGATATTTTAATAAAACTCACGGAGGTGGACGCCCGATGTAAGTCAAACACGCACCGCTTGGATGAGGTTGAAAAAAAGCAGGCCGACAATGACAAGCTGCTCACCAGCATTGCGTTGATAGCCCAAAGACAGGACACCATCGATAATGATATTAAGGAAATAAAATCAGACGTCAAAAACTTAACCAGTAAATCAGCTAAGCGGTGGGAAAATGTGGTTGACAAAATCATCCTCGCTGTGGTTGCAGCCCTGGTGGCGTATGTGTGTACACGTATAGGGCTCGGCTAATAATGCAGCTCCGTGGAGCTGCTTTAATTTTTAAGGAGGATCAATTATGACATTAAAGAAATGTATTCTAACCGCAAACGACTGTTACAAGAAAGGCACAAAGATGACCGGTGGAAAGCCTACCGGCATCGTTGTACATTCCACGGGGGCAAACAATAAAACCCTAAAACGTTATGTACAACCGCTTAAAACTGATCCCGACTATGCAGAGATCATTGCCGACATTGGCACAAACCTCTATAACAACCACTGGAATATGTCGGCCGCGCAAATGGGGCGTTCAGTATGTGTTCATGCTTTCATAGGCGTAAATGCTGCCGGCAAGGTTGAAACATACCAAACCCTCCCGTTTGATATTTGTTGCTGGGGTGTCGGCTCCGGATCCAAAGGATCCTATAATTACAACCCTACCGCAAGGGTGCAATTTGAGATCTGCGAGGACGGGCTGAACGATGAGGCCTATTTCACAGCAGCCATGAAAGAGGCTCAGGAGTTTTGCGCTTACCTCTGCAAGCTGTACGGTTTTGGCGTGGACAAAATCAGCAGCCACCATGAAAGCTACCTTGCCGGGTACAGTGGAAATCATGGTGACTGTGATCACTGGTTAAAGCGTTTCGGCAAAACAATGGACTGGTTCAGAGCGGAGGTACAAAAGCTGCTTGATGCAGATAAGCAGCCCAGCACACCTGCAGGCACATTGTACCGGGTACAAACAGGTGCCTTTGGCAACAAAGCAAATGCGGATGCCCTTGCAAGCAAGCTAAAGGCAAAAGGCTGTGACACATACATTGTGACGAGCGGAGGGCTCTACAAGGTACAGGTTGGTGCATACAGTAATAAAGCTAACGCTGAGGCCATGTTGACTAAGATTAAAGCAGCCGGTTTTGATGCCTTTATCAC